TAAGCAGCAATTTAGAAGGGGAACAAATCGGACCCCGGACCACTCACCAAATGGTGAGAAAGCATGGCAAAAACCATGCCAGAAAGAGGCCAGCGTTAGCTGACCTCGTGCTTCCATGGATGGAAGCCTCGACGTAACACTGTCCGTGTCTTGCGACGTCTACTAAAAACGAGAAACCCATCATTTGATTGATGGGAGTCCCGTTTACCCCGCAAGGGGTCAGACGCTGGGGTACTACCGCTTGGCAGCCCGTAAAGGGCTGCTGAGTAAGCGGTGGGACCCGAAGACACATAGTGTAAAGGAGAAGAACCAAGCGTATAATACGCATGGCCTTCCCAACCACGTTTATAGAACCTTGATTTGTGTTTTTCTCGCAAATCAGGGTTGTATTCTATAAAGTGGCCGTCACCATAACCATCTGGACCTATTAGGGTATAGAATTGCCTCGGAATGAGGCGCTTCAACCCGTCATATAGAGCAGTGAAACGCGGGTCATACCGACCTTTGTCTAACCGCTTAATATGATTGCACCAGCCCATAAGGCTAGCATTAGTAGGTCTCCGTTTAAGGAATAGAGGGCGGACAGGTGAACCTAAGAACCAATCACTACCGCACGACTCCCGAAAGGGGCCGGCGGAAAATGATTTGGAATGATTTACTGAGAAGCCGCAGCAGTTTAACACGCTGCAAAGCATCTCATATGCCATCGATGGAACGATTATATCGTCACCATATACACTAACAGACTCAACTGATAAGTTGAGTGCTTCGCAAGTTGCGCGAGCCAGAGACAGAAATATTAAAGTCTCTAACTCGAAAGTGTACCCATTGCCCATACTCGAGAACTTTTCTAATTTATAGAATCGTTTTTCGAATGTGTACATAGGGGAACGGCAGGTATTAAGTAAGTCATACCATGGTTCTGGGAGGATATTCCAGACCACCGCTTGTGATATTAAATCACTTGCGGAAGACAGGTCGATCGTTGCGAGAGCGCCAGAAATAGAACCCTGGCGACTCAAGCGTTGATTGACTGTCTGATCTGTAGTATCACTCCCAGCTCTGCGCAAGCGAGACCGGATATATTTACCGATTCCTAATTGAACAAAAGAGTTCAACAAGGGCTCAGTGCATATAGTACGGTTCGTCTTCGCAGTCTTAGGGACGAAACCTAGCTCGCTTCCGTAAACCCTATGGACCTCCACGTTTGAAACGCGTGGCCCAAATAGGGACGGAACCTGGTCATGTACACGAGTATTTACCCAACTTGGGCAACTACTCAGTATACGCGGCAGGAAAGGGGCTAGATTCGCGGTATACGTCAACTTGGCATTTAATTTGTCATGAACTGACGTATTTTTATGCAAATCAACGTTGTT